TTCCGGCGTTACCTCCACATCTACCTGAACAAAAATGTTACGGGGTGGGGCCCAGGCTCCGAAACGGACGACAACGAAGACGGCCTATGGGGCGAGACCCCGTCTGGCGAGCCGTGGAGCTACATCAACCCGATTCGCTCATGTATCGAAACGCTGGCGAGCCGGTACGGGGCGCACAAGATCAAGCCGAAGTTCCTCACCGATACCACGTCGTCTGACGCCGCATCGCTTCGCAAGCAGGCGCAGCTCATCGAAAAGGCGGTGATGGGCGAGTGGAGCGCCGGCCAGGTCTACAAAAACGCCGTCAGCGTGTTCTATGACGCCGCAATCCTGGGCCTGGGGGCCATGGCCGTCTATTCCGAAGATGGCAAGGTGGTCTATGAGCGCGTGTTCCCCGGGGAGCTGGTGGTGGACGAGACGGCGTGCCGCACGACGCCGCCGAGGACGCTGTATCAGGTGCGGGCCGCGCCGGCTGATACGATCGTTGCCCGGTGGCCCGACAAGGAGGAGGAAATCAAGGCCGCGGTGGGCCAGTTTCCCATTGGGGAGGAAGAGCCCGGATACATGAAGGTCACCGACATGGTCCAGGTGATCGAGGCGTGGCACCTCCCGAGCAAGACCGGCGCCGATGATGGGCTGCACGCCGTTGTGATCGACGGCTGCACGCTGCAGACGACCCCATGGAAGCGTGACCACTTTCCGTTTGCGTTTATGCGTTGGGGCGAGCCGGTGTTGGGTTTTTGGCCGCAGGGGCTCGTGGAGTGCGAGGAGCCGCTGCAGTACATGGTGAACAAGACCGAGCGGCGCTTTCAGTCGATGATTCACATGTACTGCGTGAACCGTACCTTCATCCAAAAGGGCACCGTCGACGTCGGAAAAATCAGGAACAACACCGGCGATATCATCGAATACAAGGGCAACGTGCCCCCGCGCACCGACAGCCCCCTGAGCATCCCGGCTGACGCGTTCCGCTACCAGGAGCAGCGATACGAGCGCGTGTTCGAGGAGTCGGGGGTGTCCATGCTCTCGGCTGCCTCGGTGAAGCCCAAGGGTGTAGAGGCCGCCGTGGCCCTCCGCGAGCTTTCCGAGGTGGAGACCGGCCGCCATGCCCTGCTCGGAACCGAATGGGAGGATTTTTTCATGTCCCTGGCCCGGCTGACGGTTGAGGAGCGCAAGGAGATCGGGGGCCGTAGCCGCTACCGGGACTCCGAGGAGGGCGTATATCTTCAGATCGACTGGAAGGCCGCACTGAAGGATTTGGATTTCGAGCTGGAGGTGTTCCCCACGAGCTACCTGCCTCACACCCCGTCGGGGCGCCTGTCCACGGTGATGGAGATGCTAGGGGCGGGATTCTTCGGTCCACCGGACAGTCAGCAGAGCATCGGCAAGGCGATGCAGATTTTGAACTTTCCGGACCTGTCGCAGCTCGTGAGCATCGAGACCGCGGCGCTCGAGGACATCGATTTCCAGGTAGAGTTGATGCTGGACGGCAAGCCGCAGGAGCCCGAGCCGTTCCAGGACTTGCAGCTTGCCCTGGCGCGCGTCACGTCGGCCCTGTTGCGGGCCCGGAGCGATGGTGTGCCCGAGGACCGCCAGGGGCTGCTGCTCGACTACCTCGACGCGGTGCAGGATTTGTTGGAACCTCCGGCGCCACCCGCCCCGGCGCCGATGGGCCCTCCGCCCGAAGAGATGATGATACCGCCCGAGGGGGTGCCCGAGGTGGCTGAGTTGCCGCCGGGTGAGTTGATCGAGGGCACCCTACCCCCGGAGCCACTACCACCCGAGGCACCCATGGTGCTGGAGGAATAGAGGGAGAATAACAGATGGCAGATGAGCTAACCGACGCCACCGATGAACTGGACACCGCTGACGCCCCTGAAGAGGGCGCAGAGCAGCCTGAAGAGGCCGCGGCGCCAGAGGTGGCACCAGAGGTGCCTGATGAGCTGAAGCGTGCCCAGGAGGCGCTTGCGGCACAGGACAGAGATATCGTGGCGCGCACCGCGGCCCTGAATGCACAGCAGCACCACGTGGACGAGTACAACCGCCTGCGTCAGATGGCCTCGTCAGACCCCATGGCGGCTATCAGGGCGCTCGGGGTCGATCCCATGGCCGTGGTGCAGGGGTACGTGGGCAGCGATGAGCCGGATACGCCGGACCCGCACGTGCAGAGGATGGAGCAGGCGTTTCAGCAGAAGTTCCAGGCCCAGGGCGAACAGTTGAAGGCGCTCCAGGATACGCAGACGTTCAACGGCATCCGGAGCATGATTAACGGGAATCGGGAGCAGTTTCCCATCGTCCACAGCCTGGCGCAGAGCAACGACAGTCTGCCGGCGCAGATTAACCAGCAGGCCGAGCTGTACCGCAACGCCGGGCGCGACCCGGACTATGGGGCGATTCTGAGCGAGATTGAGCGGCAGTCGGCGGAGAACATTTTCGGTGGACTTTCGGCGGATCCGGCTATAGCATCTAAGTACGCGGATCGGATTTCGGCCCTAACCGGCCAACCCGGCGCCCAGCAGCCCGCAGTTGAGCAACCGAGCGGGGCCCCGTCCAAGGGCATCACCTCCAGCATGGGGGCAGAGGCCAGGACGGCGGAAAAAAACCTAAGCGACGACGAGCTGGACGCCGAGATGAGGAAAGGGATTTCGGAGCTTCTCCGCGGTAAATAGCTGGCATGGGCTTGTGAAAACAAGCGTACCCATCTGACAGACAAGCTAGACGGTCAGACCTAAGCCTTTCAGCGCAAACTGAACTGAAAAGGATGAAGGCATATGACCGTTACCACACGAGCACTCTTCGACATGCTGAAGAGGCGCTATCCCCCCTGGAAGGTGCTGAGCACCGTCGCGAAAGATAACCCCGGCTTCGGCATGGTGGCCAAGGACACCTCCGGTGGTGGTCTCACCATGGACTACGGCGTGGAGTACAGCGTTCCCACGAGGGCAGCGACGTTCGCCACCGCCCAGACGAACTCCAGCAGGACGCGCAACGCGCGCTTCCAGCTCGACTTTGCCGACGACTATGGCGTCGTGCAGATCGAGCAGAAGCTGCTCGAGTCCGGCCGCCGCGGCGAGGATGCGCTGATTTCGGCGCTGACCTCGCAGACCGAGGGCATCCTGACCGCGCTGAAAAACAGCCTCGGCCGCGCGTTCTTCGGAAACGGGTCGAACCAGATCGGCGTGGTTGACGTGACCCTGGCCGCCCCCGTGGCCGGCCCCGTCCTCCAGCTCGAAAGCCTGGATGACGTGGTCCACTTCGACATCGGGCAGACGCTCGTGGTCGCCGCCAGCACCACCGCGGCCCTCCGCGCTGGCACCCTGCTGGTTTCGGGCATTGACGAAATCCTGGGCCGTGTGACGATGACGGGCAACCTGAACGCTGGCATCGCTGCCATCGCTGACGGTGATGTCATCTTCACCCAGGGCGACTACGTGAGCGCGGCCGACCGCCTGGCCTACACCGGCCTGGACGGCTGGATTCCCAACGCCGTCGACTTCGCCGCGACCCCCACTCTGTTCGGGTTCAACCGGAGCGTGAACCGCACCGGCCTGGCCGGCTACGCGTTCAACGACACCACCTACCCCGGCTACAGCGAAGAGGAGGCCGTGCAGCTTCTGGCCCGCTTCATCGGCCGCGGCGGTGGAACCCTGAACTGCGCCTTCATGAGCCACGAGCGGCTGACCCGTCTGGTCAACGCGGTGGGCTCCAAGGAGGAGTTCGTCAAGACCGTGCCCGTCAAGAACATGCCGAAGTCTGAGGCCGAACTCGGTTACGACGGTATCCGCATCCGCACCCCCTCGGGGCTCGTGGAGTGCTACGCCGACCGCAACTGCCCCAACGGCACCATCTACGCTGGCGACATTGCTCAGCTCAAGATGATCTCCATCGGCCAGTGCCCGCACTGGATCACCGACCCGGGCGGCGGCTCCACCGGCCGCACCATGGAGAGCGCAGCGGCGCAGGAGATGCGCCTCACCGCGTGGCCACAGCTCGCGATTCGACGCCCCCGCTCGTGGGGCCGGTTCGACTGGGCTTAATCCCTGGACTGCGCCCCCTGCCTGATGGCGGGGGGCGCGCATTAGGAGAGCACCATGGGATTTAAATACCATGACGTGAGAAACCAGGTTCCGGGATATACCCAGCTATCCGGTACGGTCACCACCGGCGCCCTCGGGGCGTCCACCACGCTGGCGATCAACGGCGTGGTTTCGTGGACCAGGATCAGCGTGGGCCGGTTTCAGATCGTGCTGGATAACGACTATGTGTCGCTGCTGAACGTGCAGCTGGCCGCGGAAGACACTGCTGAGCAGGGGTTCCGCTTCCAGATTCACTCCGAGGCGGTGACCACGGCGCTGGCCGGCACCATCGACCTGCAGTTTTACGACTACAACTCGCCGGGGAATCTGATCGACCCGGACGGCACCATCCTTCACCTCACGATTGAGTTGCAGGCCAACGACATCGGCTAGCTGGAGGTAGACATATGTCCCGCACGCGTACCCTGGCGAACCTGCGTACTGAGGTACGCGAGCGAGCCGATGTTGATTCCAACTACATTGAGGATGCCCAACTAGACCGGCTCATCAATGCCCAACTGGCCCGCCTCTATCGGGTGCTGGTCCAAGTCAACAAAGATTTCTATTTCGAGGAGGATGATTCCCTTGCGGTCACGTCTGGCAACCCGGCGGTTGCCATGCCGGCTGACTGCTGGCGCGTCCTCGGCGTGGACGTCCAGTATCAGGGCCAGTGGTATCAGCTCTATAAATACAACCGCTCGGAGCGCAACCGCTACCAGGACGTAAACACCGTCGTTGGCACACGCTACCGTATCCGCGGCGGCGCCCTCATCCTGGCGCCTACTCCGGGATGGACGGGCACGCTGCGAGTGCAATACATCCCGGCGCCCCCTGTGCTGGTAAACGGCGGCGACACGTGGGACGGGTTCGCCGGCTACGAAGAGTTCGCCGTGGTCAACTCGGTTATCAGCCTCAAGAACAAGCAGGAGGAGGATGTAACCGCCGAGATGGTCGACCGTGACGCGCTGTTTTCTGACATCATGGCCACCGCTGAAAACGACGACGCAGAGCCTAACCGGGTGCGCGACGTGGAGCGCGAGGTTTATCAGGCGCGCTGGGGAACCTGATGCCTTCCCGTGACGTTCGCCCTGTAGCGACCTCGATGCCCGAGGTACGTGAAGCCGTTGATGCCATCAAAGAGGCCATTGACGAGCTGCGGGAAATTCCTCTGCTTTCCTACGAGGTGATGGACGCAGACCTCGCGGTGGGCTCTAACCGGGTCCAGCATGGTCTCGCGCGCACTCCCCAGGGGTGGCTGATTGCCGACCGCGATTCGGTGGCCACGCTGTACCGCACGGCATGGACGACGCGAGATATCACGCTGCAGGCTTCCGCGGCGATCACCGTCAGGATTCTGGTGTTTTAATGGCCGGCTTGCGAAAGATGGCGATCCCCCTGACGTTCCAGACGGGCGTTGACACGGGGTCAGACCCGAAGGTCACCGGGCAGACGCTGCTCAAGGCGGAAGACGCCGTGTTCCCTCGCAAGGGGGCGGTAGGAAAGCGCCGGGGCACGCGCTCGCTTGCTGGAACGCACGCCGAGCAGCACATGGCCACCTATAAAGACCGGCCGGTGGCCTTCGAACACGAGCTGCTCGTGGAGGATGGCGCGGACATCACCAGCGGCGCGTTTTCCTCCGTGGACACAATGAGCCTGTGGGACGTGACGCTGAATCGCACGCAGACCCCCGAGGGTGAGCAACGGTTCAACGCCGAGGTGCTGGAGGTGGGTCTGGTCCGCACGTGGGCTTATGCCGTTCATGAGCCCGTGGGCGGCACCTATGACATCCACATCGAAACGTTTGAAAGGTACAACGGGCGCCCCCTGGCCAGCACCATTATTTCAGGCCCGTCGGCGGGAAATAATCCGCAGTGCCGGTTGGTGAACCTGAACGGGGCCCTGTACTACCTGTACGTGAGTCTGACCCGCATTTGG